GTATCAGTAAGCTCAACATCAGAGCTACCATAACCAGAACGAGTGGTCTGCGTGGCAGAAATGATAGGGACGTTTGCTTCACAAGCCAGTCCTCTAAGTTCTTCTGCAATTGACTTAATAGTTGTATATGAATTGACATTGCTGCCAGCGCGATATCGCGAGGAAGCACATATATTAAGGTAATCAATGAAAATAATATCAGGTCGAAATGACTTCTTAAGTGCGAGTTCATTAAGAAGTGCTTTAAAATGTCCACTATGAGCACTCGCTGTCGGGTATTCTTTAATTATAAGTGACCCCTGTGTTTTTTTACAAATGTTTGAAACTTTTGTCTCGAACATCTGACGTGGGAGGTCAGCAATCTCTTGGATGTTGACGTTCAACAGATTAGCATCTATCCTTTCGGCAATCTTTTCCTCAGCCATCTCCATCGTAATGTACAGAACATTCTTATTCTGTAGAAGGCAAGCAGAGGCAACATGGCACATAAAGAGAGACTTACCCACGCCAGTGCCTGCAAGAGCAATGTTGAGAGACTTATTACAAAGACCACCCTTTGTGATCTTGTTGAAGAAATCCAAGTCAAAAGGAATCTTTTCTTCAGTTTGATGGTAGAAGTCGTATCGTTCTTCATAGTCATTTAGATAATCGTGGCCAATATGATTATCAAATGAGACTGCAAGAGCATCAGAAAGAATAGATGGAATAGCATCTCTACCTTTCTTCTGCTCTTCACCTCCGTCTGCAATACTAATCGATTCAACTAGTGCAAGATAAATTGCACGATCACGACACCACTTCTCAGCAGTATCGATCAACCATTGCTTGTCGTTTGGAGCATGCTCAAGTTTAGAAAGAGATTCAACAGTCTGCTTATATACTTCATCATTTAGGTCAGTTCTATTCTCAACCTCAATTGATAGAGCAGCAGTTGTCGGAAGAGTATTATATTTTACAATAAACTTTGATATTTCTGCAAAGATAATCTTCTCATGATAATTCTCAAAGTATTCTTCCCGTACAAATGGAAGAACCTTGCGAGAAAAGTCCTCATTGAAGACTAGATTTTGTATGATTGTAGACTCAATTCGTTCCATTACTTATAATGTAGATACGTACTTAGAATGTACTTTGGACATTCAATCACTGGATCACCCCGATGTGGGAACATCCACAAGGGAGGGAAGATAACCAGTTTACCTTTCTTAGGTTCAATTGTCAAACCATTGAACACAGTGTTGCCTTCATTAGGCACATCATTTAGATACCATAGAAATGCTAAAAACCTCCGTGCAGATGCATAGGTCTTTACATCTACATGAGTATCAAACATATCTTTCCCATCAGGTTCATACCTCTTGATACGATATTGTTCAAAGGCATGTGACTCTGGGAAGACTCTTTTATCTACAAACTCATAGTAATCATTCCGATACTCAAATGTCTTTGCTATCAAGAGATTGTGTATGTGACTGATTTCCTTAGAGTTTTCTGTGAGATTTAGTTGGGTGAAGGATGGTTTACTATCCTCATCAATGCGTTCGTGTTTGTCTGGACTCTGGTCGAAGAAACCTATGAGAAAGTCACAGGTCTCTTCATCTAATGCATCATCATAGACACGAACAAAATCATTAAGTAGAACCATAACTGAATTCTTGCTGTGCAATCTCATCAAGTTTCTGCATGACTTCTGGTGTGAAGTATTGCTCTGGGTCTTTTAAGATTGCTTTAGCATAGACTTTCTTGCCGTCTATCTCATATCGACCAGCAACATTTTTCCAAAGTCCGCCAATCTCACCGAGTTCAAGAAGACCGTAATATCGATCAAGACCACGCTCATCGTAATAAAGGCGCACTGTAACATCTTTATTCTCCTTGCTCAAACGCGACTTTGCTGTTTTAGCTTTAATAAGATTTCCAACGACTTCTGTTCCATCCTTTTCTTTCTTTTTGCTGAGATATATGATCGTAGACGCAGCATATTTGAGGCCGCTGCCTCCGCCCATTTCTTTGGTGGGAACGTATGATCCGATGACATCGTAGGTGTGGTTGGTTACTAGGAGTGGAATGTTTGCTTGACCCAGTTTCAGAGTGAGCATGCGGAATGCTCCTTTGACCAGTTGGGATTTGGTCATATCTCGGACTTGTTTTTCGTCCAGGGCATCTCTGATTTCTTTTTCTGTGGAAAGCATTCCTAAAGAGTCTAGCACAAACATGCAAGGACTGCGATCCTCTACAGGTTTTTTTAAGTATATGTCTACTGCCTTCAGTGCTTTCTGACGGAAGTCCTCAATGGTGACGACATTTACGACAACCACTCGGGTAAGGTCAATCCCTCTACTTGCAAGTAGACCCTTATTAACAGCCGCTTCAGAATCGAAATATAGGCAATACCCATCAGGATTAGAATCCAAGAAATTCTTGACAACCGCAAGCGAGAAGAAAGTTTTGCCAGTACTAGACTCGCCAGCAATGGCAGTAATCTTATTCCCAGATACGCCACCAAATATAGACCCTGAAACAAGTCCGTTAAAAATGTACGAACCCGTGTCCACGTACTGTTCTTTGTCGTCGATGTCTGCGGCAAGTTGGGTATAGTCATCTCCGATCTCTTTTACAATCTCTTTTAATAAATCCATAATTACAATGCAAATCCAAATTCTTCACGGGCAATTTTCTTGTAAGGTCCGCCTGGGTTTTCGTCACGGATATCCTTAATCCTTTTTAATTTTTGGTAAAGTGCAGCATCTCCACCGAGACGCATAGCACTAATAATAGTGTTCAGTTCTTTGTCGTTGATAGGAAGATCCATTCTACTCCATTACGTTTTTTGATTCTGTGCAGATAACCCAATTATAACTCTTTTTCATCTGTTTTGCAAACCACTTGGCATTGGTTTCATCATCAAAGTATCTGCTGTTTTGTTGAGGAGATAGTTCTCCTGGTTCGGACCAGCGAACAATGTATTTACTCATGAAAAGAAACTCTCTAAACTCACCTTCTTTTCCACAGACCACCCGATAGCATCCAAGATCACTTTGAGTGGATCAAGGAATGCCTTATTGAACTGCATCTCATAGTCAATAAATCGCTCTAAGTCCAGTTCCTTAGGGAAGTCTTGAATGAAGGATATTACATTCTCTCTAGTCGGGTTTGGATTCTTCAGATAGCAGAACTTAATCTTATCCCCATTTTGTATGGGGGCATACTTCTTACCCAATCCACGCTCTTTTATGTAGTGATTATAGAGAAGGGCACCACGACAATGCATTGGTGTTCCTTTTGCATAAATCGTATTGATACCTTTATACTTGGTCACACTAGAGACAGACCTAGGGAAAGATATATCCTCAACTGGTAGCGATCTGAAACTCTTACGAGAACCTTCAATGAACTCAATCACTTCATCCTCTGTTCCACTCATCACCAGTTTCAAACCATCCTTGATCATCTGACGACAGGGTGCAGGTGTAGATGACTTGACTGCTTCAATACCCATGATCTTGAGTTTGGGTTCTGCATATCGCACACCCTCACTATCCCAGACATTCAGGATGTATCGTTTCTTGGCAGTCCAGATTCCACGGTCAGCGATGTTCTCTCGCTTCATCTGCATCTTCTGGTCATAAGCGTTTACGTAGTCGGCCAACGCTTGGTAAGAACTTTCAATATAAGGTTCAAATTCCACTTCACAGACCTTATTAAGGAAGTTGACAATGACCTCAGGATCTTTCTCTCTTTCTTTGAATACCCAGTCAACAAAAGGACCCAGATTAAGATAAATGGAATCAGTATCTGAAGCAATAACATAATCAGTATTCTCCGTCTTAAGGATCTTGTTCAGTTTCTCATTCATCTTATTCTCAATCCAGCGGATAGATACCTGACCAGACAGAGTGATTGCTTCTGCGTTTGCTAGTTTGAAATACCTGAAGTATTGATTACCAATAGCACCATAAGCAGAGTTAAGAGAAATCTTCTTTGCCATTTGGATGTTGTTACACCTGGCGATTTCCTTCTCAAGTGCTTTAGTAGGAGTCTTCTCATATTGTTGTTTCGCAGCAAGCATCTTCTTCTTGAAGATCACACGGTCACCATACATCTTCTCCATCAACTGAGGTAGGAATCCTCTGATATCCTTACGGTACATTGCACCATTGGCACATACCGCATAATCCTTATACATCTCAAAGGTTAGTTCCTGATTAAGGATTTTGTTGACCGTAGTTGAAGGATGTCTAGTATCTTGTAGGGTCTCTGGCGAGATGTTGTACTGCATAATAAGATGAGGGTACAAGCTATTGAGGTCAAAAGACAC